GAACAAAGTGTAGGTATTGGTGAGCATGCTGATATTCTTGAAGCAGTTGATGGTGAGTTAGAAAAAATCGCAGCAGCTCAAGATAAAATTGATATGTTGAAAAAATATTTTCCATAATAGCTCCCAGGGCTATTTACAAAACCGAAAATATGATATATAATACTACAAGTATTCCAAAATAATCAGTTACATACAAGAGGTATTAAGATGGCAACAGCACATGTTGACACTCGGAAATTTCTTTCCGAGACAAAATTCTATGAAGGTTATTCCAGGTTCGTTGACGGTGAAGATAGATACGAAAGTTGGGACGAAGCAGTTGATCGAGTAATCGAAATGCATGCAAATCAATATAAAGAAAAAGATAATGAACTTGCTCCGTATTTTGCAGAAGCAAAACAAGCCTACAAAGAACAACGTGTGTTAGCAGCTCAAAGATCTCTTCAATTTGGTGGAGAACAATTATTAAAACACCAAATGCGAATGTATAACTGTACCTCTTCTTATGCAGATCGTCCAGCTTTTTTTGGTGAATTATTTTATATTTTACTCTGTGGTGCTGGTGCTGGATTCTCTGTACAAAAACATCATGTGGCCAAATTACCTAAAATTCAAGGTCGCACAAAACAAGCAAAAGGATATATTGTAGATGACTCAATCGAAGGTTGGGCTTCTGCACTTGACGTATTAATGTCATCATATATGGTCGGTGGTGGTAAACATCCTGACTATGAAGGTCGTAGAGTATTCTTCGACTTGTCGCAAATTCGTCCAAAGGGTGCAAAAATCTCAGGTGGATTTAAAGCACCAGGACCAGAAGGTCTACGTCGTTCACTCGACAAAGTAGAGCACCTTCTTCAAGGTATTGTAATTGACCAAAAAGATCCCGTTACGATCAAACCAATTGATGTATACGATATTGCCATGCATGCAGCCGATGCTGTATTATCTGGTGGTGTACGTCGTTCTGCCACAATTTGTCTTTTCTCTCCAGATGATGAAGAAATGATGAGTGCAAAAACAGGCAATTGGTTTGTAGATAATCCACAAAGAGCAAGATCAAATAACTCTGCAGTGATTGTACGGGATAAAGCTACACCAGAACAGTTTAATACTTTAATGGAAAAAGTAAAACAGTTCGGTGAGCCAGGTTTTGTCTTTGTTGAATCAACAGAACATACAACCAACCCATGTGTGGAAATTGGAATGTATCCACAAATTAATGGTGAATCAGGATGGCAAGGTTGTAATCTTACTGAAATCAATGGAGGCATGTGCAATACCGAGGAAGACTTCTACAAGGCCTGCCGCGCGGCTGCTATCCTCGGTACTCTCCAAGCAGGGTACACTGACTTCAAATTTCTCTCAAAGACTTCGAAAGAAATCTTTGATCGAGAAGCCCTGCTTGGAGTATCTATTACTGGATGGATGAATAATCCTGATATTTTATTTGATGAAAAAGTCTTACAGAAAGGCGCCAAGATTGTCAAAAAAACAAACAGAGAAGTTGCAAAAATTATCGGAATCAATCCAGCGGCTAGAACAACATGTGTTAAACCATCGGGCAACGCTTCGGTTTTATTGCAAACTGCTTCTGGCATTCATGCTGAGCATTCTAATATGTATATTCGTAATGTTCAGATGAACAAAGAATCCGAAATTACACAAGCAATTCAAAGAACAAATCCATATATGGTAGAAGAGTCCGTATGGTCGGCCGGTGGTACAGATGTCGTAGTATCGTTTCCAATTATCCCACACAAAGGGTCTTATCTCAAAGATTCCTTACTCGGTGTGGATCATCTTAAACTTGTTCAAAAAGCTCAAAAACATTGGGTTGTAGCTGGCACAAATGAAGAACTTTGTGCTGACAAGGGAATTCGTCATAACGTATCTAACACTATCATCGTAGATGATTGGGATGAAGTAGAAAAGTTTGTATTCGAAAATAGACATTCTTTTGCTGGAATCTCTTTCCTTCCAATGTCAGGTGATAAAGACTTTAATCAAGCTCCAAATACAGCAGTCATCACGGCCAAAGAAATGGTCAAAAAATATGACACAGCAGCCATCTTCGCTTCTGGTATGGTAGTCGATGCATTAAAAGTATTTCCAAATTTATGGGATGCATGTGCCACTGCTCAAGGATTTGGCCTCGATATTTCTTTGGAATCTTCAGAAAATGCTTCTCGTGCAGATTGGATTCGAAGGTTCGAAAACTTTGCAGAAAACTATTGTAAAGGTGATATTAAGGTAGCCGAACATTGTTTGAAAGATTCTTATTTACTTCATAAATGGAATAAGATTCAAAAGAATTTACAACAAGTAGATTGGTCTACTGATATTACAGAAAAGAAATACACAGATGTTGATACTCTTGGAGCCGCAGCTTGTGCTGGTGGTGCATGTGAGATCGACTTTTAATGGAAGATTATATTATCGAATGTGAAGAATGCGAAGAAACTTCTTATGCAGCTTCATATGTAAAACCAAAATATTGCCCGGCGTGTGGTCGTCGGGCAGAAGTAGAAAAGAGATCAATCGAAGTAGATTTTTGGATAGACGATGATGGAGATTAATTCAGTAGCTACTAATATAATAAATTCTATGATGCTTCAAGGAGCAAGTAGAAATATGCCGATGAATATTCCTAACGAGCAACAATCATTAAAAGGTGTGAGTAAAAATATGCCTTTTAATTATGATCCAACTAGAGAGACTTATTATAATTATAATTCTAAAGGCGAAAGAGTAATGATTCGCCAAATAGGTCATATGGTTGATATTACGGTGCTATAAATAAATGTATGTGGTATTATAATGAACAAGAATTCACCGAAACTCCAACTGACTTTGCCGGGTTTGTCTACCTCATTACGGACACATCTAACGGACGCAAGTACATCGGGAAGAAATTATTCACTCGATCTAAAATCCTACCTAAAAATTCGAAACGAGCACGCAAATCCAGACAAACCGTCGACTCTGACTGGAGAACGTATTGTGGATCTAATAAACGAGTCCAACAACTCGTCGAAGAACACGGATTAGATCGATTCAAAAGAGAAATTATTCGTCTTTGTAAAACTAAAGGCGAGATGTCATATTACGAAGCAAAGGAACAATTTGACCGTGACGTATTATTTAGTGATGAATATTACAATGAATTCATAGGCTGTAAGATTCATGCAAAACATGTACGTAAGTCCATGCCGACAAGTGTGTAGATTAGATAAGGACGATATATGTGTAGGTTGCGGGCGGACCAAAAAAGAAATATCTGAGTGGTCGACATATCATTATTATCAGCGTATGAAAATTATGAAAAGGTTAGGCTATGGTAAAAGACGACCTAGATCACGACGTTTACATAATGATGTATAAAGGGTTTGAAGACATTAAAGCTTCAACAGAAGATCGTAATGAATTTTGGAACAAATACAAAAATTTAAAAGAAGCTTGTAGATTAATGTGGGTTCAAAAAGGCCATTTGCCTGATGAGAACACTATACTCGAATCTGCTCCTGGTTATTTCAAAAGACAATGGGGTAATCATGAAAATGTAGTCCATGAAGAAGGATTCGATGAAGCTTTTTTAGAATGGTTGAAAGAAAACTATTTACAATCTCGTTAAATTGTGGTAGAATATACCTAGACAATTGGAGAATATATTATGATTATTATGGATTTTAACGGCATTGCTGTTGGTTCTATTTTTGCGAATGGTAAATTAGAAGAAGGTATGGTTCGCCATATGGTATTCAATACTATTCGTATGTACAAAACGAAATTCGAAAAAGAATATGGTGAAACAATAATTGCATGTGATGGCGCTAATAACTGGCGTCGTAGTTGGTTTCCTCAGTATAAAGCAAGTCGCAGAAAAAGCCGCGAAAAATCTGATTTTGATTGGGATCGTGCATACGAAATCTTAAATGATTTGCGTACAGATATACGAGAAAATTTTCCTTATAAGTTAGTACACATTGAAGGTTGCGAAGCTGATGATGTGATTGCTACACTTGTAGAACAAACACAAGAATTTGGCAAGAATGAAGATGTTATGATCATTTCTGCTGATAAAGATTTTGTTCAGCTGCAGACTTACGGCAATGTCCGTCAATTTTCTCCTCTTACAAAAAAGTTTGTAGCTGAACAAAACCCTAATCTTTTCCGTCAAACACATATCTTTAAAGGTGATACCAGCGATGGTGTACCAAATGTATTAAGTGGAGATAATGTTTTTGTAGAAGGTCTACGTCAAACTCCTTTATCAAAGAAAAAGATAGAAGCTTTGATTGCAGATCCTAAATCTCTCGGAGAAGAAGTATATCGCAACATTAAGCGTAATGAAAAACTGATCGATTTACGAAATACTCCTTCGGATTTGAAAGAATCGATTATAAATAGTTTTGAAAACCAAGATCCATGGAAAAATAAAAGCAAAGTTTTTCCATACATGGTTGGTAAACAAATGAATATGTTGCTTGAAAGCGTTGAGGAATTTTTATGAAACTAGTTTATGAAGTTTTGGATGAAGTTAAAAAATCTAGAAAAAAAGAAGATAAAGTTCGTATCTTGAAAGAAAACGAATCTTGGGCACTAAAAGATATTATTAAAGGTTCAATGGACGAAAGCGTTCAATGGAATCTGCCTGGTGGATCTCCTCCTTATACTCCATCAGAGGGGCATAATGCACCTACATCCCTTTTCAGAGAACACAAAAAATTTAAGTACTTCGTAAAAGGAGTTCCTACCAGTGATGGTATGAATCCTATTAAACGCGAAAGTCTTTTTATCGGTTTGATAGAAGGTATCCACCCAGAGGATGCTAAATTGGTTATTGCAATGATTAACAAAACCAAGCCCGCTGGACTTACGAAACCACTTGTTGACGAAGCATTTCCAGGTTTGGTAAAATAGCGGCCAACAAAAGAAGGACACTGCTCATATGGAAGCAATTCAGCTAGAAAGATTACAACAAGACAAACAAAAACTTGATCTTTTCATTCAAAAGCTTAAAGACTCTAAACAATATGATCGACTCAAAAAGGTTATACAGAAAAAAGAGTATTTAGACACGAGAATTGCTGAAGTAATTTCAAATTAACATATAAAAGGAGTGTACAACCTCGAGTATTTGTGGTAGAATATACCTATGATACTCGAGGTTTTTATATTATGAACATCTTTATACTTGACAATGATCCTATTAAGGCTGCTCAGCTTCAGTGCGACAAACATATCAATAAAATGATTGTCGAATCTGCGCAAATGCTTTCAACAGCACATCGTATGCTTGATGGTAAACTTGAAAAACGACCTTCAAAATCTGGTAAACGTATGGTCGATTATTGGGTTCATCCAGATCCCATTCTTGAAGAACATTTATATAAAGCTGTACACCATACCCATCCTTGTACTGTATGGACTATGGAGTCTTCTTCGAATTACCATTGGCATCTAAAACATTTTGATGCATTATGCGTAGAATGGGAATATAGATATGGTAGACCTGAAAAACCTATACATAATACTAAATTGATCATGCAATATTTGTTGAATCATCCTTTTAATATTCCGAGTAAGACACTCACGCCATTTAAACTTGCGATGAAATCTAATCCTGAATGCATTGCTCTTGAAGATCCTGTAAAAGCATATCGTGCTTTCTATCAAACGAAACAAGATCGATTCAAAATGGATTGGACTAAACGCCCTATTCCGGAGTGGTTTAATGCCAACGTACACAGTTAGAAGAGCCGATGTAGAAGACGGTAAACAATGGGAAGTCTATTGTTCATATATAGAACTCGTACAAATGTGCGAAGAATATAAACTTGAACAAGTTTTATCAACACCAAAGATTGTAAGTGGGACAGGAAGTCTTACGAGCAAAACTGACGATGGTTGGAAAGACCATCTTAAAAGAATTAAAGAAAATTCTGGACGAGGCAATACTATTAAAGTATGAAGAAACAGCCAAAAAATAATAGCATGATTGTACGGTGGGACGACCTTTTACAATATGAACCTATGACTGTCAATCAAGAAAAAGCCTTTAAATCTTGGGATAATGGCGATCACTTAGTAATGATGGGATCTGCTGGTACTGGTAAAACTTTTGTTGCTATGTATCTTGGTCTTGAAACAATATTAGATAAAGATGAAGCTCAAGATAAACTCGTAATTATTCGTTCTATGGTTCCTACTCGTGATATTGGTTATTTACCAGGAAGTAAAGCAGAAAAAGAAGATGCCTTTTTAGCACCATATAAGGCTATTGCTACTGAACTCTTTGCTGATAAAGGATCTTATGGGAAAATGGTTTCGAATAAACAATTAGAGTTTCATTCGACTTCTCATATTCGTGGTATTACTATTGATGATGCTGTGATTATTGTTGACGAAATGCAAAACTTAAACTTCCACGAACTTGATTCAGTAATTACTCGAGTAGGTCGTAATTGTAGAGTTATTTTTTCGGGTGATTATTTACAAACAGATTTTAAATACGATGATGACAAAAGTGGCATCTATGAGTTCATGCGAATCATTGAACGATTAAACGATTTTAATATAGTTCATTTTGGATGGGAAGATATTGTAAGATCTGATTTTGTAAGAGATTATATTATGACAAAGGAGATGCTAAATGGTTAGTGTATTAGCTAAAGCAAAATTTCCAGGATTTGAAATGGAAGTTCGCAATCACGAATTTTATCTAGAACCAGAATTCACAGATGAATTAAGAGAATATGTTTCTGATTTTAAAGATAAATCTTGGGATTCATATAATCTCTTTGATGAAGATGCAGATTGCATTAGAAAGCTAGCTGAAATAATTCATAATGAAGTTTCTCAGTTTAATCATTACGGAGAAAAAAGATACGATCTTTATATCAATGGATGGGTAAATGTACTATGGAAATGGGATTCAATTAAACCTCATTGGCATAGTGCTGAAAAAAATAGCTATTATTCTTGTAATATATCACTCGATAATTATCAAAGTAAAACTCTATTTTATCCTCCGTGGGGAGATAGAAATGGACATGTTATCGAAATGGAAAATAATAAAGGTCAAGGTTGGTTTTTTCCTGCATGGTTATGGCATGAAGTTCCTACTATTGAAGATGAAGAAAGATTTACAATTGGATTAGATGTTCATACTAGAGATGCTTATCTTAAGCGAGATGAAAATGCACCTATAAATAGAAGTAGAGTATTACATGAGATTTATACATGAAAAAATTGATCTTGGATATGATGATCTGGATGCAGAAACATTACCATCAGGTAGAGTCTATCATACTCCTGATGGTGATTATCCTAGCATCACAACGGTTCTCTCTATTTTAACCGAAGAAGCCATTTCTAAATGGCGTAAACGTGTTGGAGAGGAAGAAGCAAATCGTGTAGGTGGGCGGGCGGCCGCGCGCGGAACACAAGTTCATGCTATCATAGAAAGGTATCTTAAAAATGAAGACACAACAGATTATCTCCCACATATTAGACAAAGTCTTGAAAACGTCAGGCCAATTCTTGATCGATCTATCGGAAAAATCTTTCACCTCGAAGCTCCTCTTTATAGTAGGCATCTTGGTCTTGCTGGTCGCGTTGATTGCGTAGCAGAATTTGATGGTGTTCCATCAATCGTAGACTTTAAAACGAGTAAGCGTGTAAAGACAAAAGATAAGATCTCAAATTATTTCTGTCAAATGGCAGCCTATGCTATCATGTGGGAAGAAAGAACTGGAATGCCAATCGTCAATACAGTTGTTGTTATGGATGTTGACGATAATGAACCATTAGTGTTTAAAGAGCATAGAGATAATTGGACTACTCTTCTTCTTGATACTATAAAAGAATATAATAGAAGAAAATTATTCCATTAATTTTAAAATAAAAGAAAATTATTTCACAAAAAAGTGAAAAAAAGCATGTACATTGCTTTCATACTGATGTAGGATGTATATATCAAATGAAGGAGAAAGCAAATGTCAAGAATTGTACACTTAGATGATGGTACAGCAATCAAATCAGACGTAATTGAATGTTTCGATGCAGCTGTACAAGATGAATATAATGTCTGTAAAGGTGTCGGTACTACTGGTTTTTGGAATTTTGTAGAGTCAGACATGTATTTAAGCCTTGTTGGCATTTACAGCTCTGAATATATTGATGTTTGTTTTGACAAGCTTGCAACTATCTTTGAAGGAGAACGTGTATAATGCAATCATATGATGAACGTATGGCAATGATTCGTGAATGTGCCAAAAAATTCAATAAAAAGGTAAAGCGTAATAATACTGCACGTCGTACCGAAACATCGTTTATGGATAAATACAACGATGATGAAAATATCAATGCGTATACCGATGCATCTAAATACGCCAAAGAATATTATGGCGAAGTGATGTATGAAACTACGAGGTTTGATAATGATTGGGATTAATGAAATCTTTTGGGGAATGATCATAGGATTTACTATGGTTGCAATCGATGCGTGGTTTATACCAGGAGGAATGTACTAATGAGAGTGGTCCACTATGTAGGATTTAGAGGTGACGAATATGTTCGTGCACATCGTATCTTCGGTGGACCAGTTATGATTCACAAAGATTATGACGATCGTGTGTTCACTGAAGTTGGTGATAGTGACGTCGTTATCTTTGGTCCAAAATATAAAAAAGTCCCATACGTATGGGATGCCAGTGGAGATATGTAATGTCTATGCACATGATTCGTGGTATTCAAGTTCATGGAAATTCTTCTAAGAAGAAAAAGAAAAAAACTAAAGGGATCTTGGCCGAAGAAGAAAAAATGGCCAAGCTCCTCAAACGAGTTGGTTACAAAGGAGGTGGAGATTATCGTGCGCCAATGCCGTCTTATTCAGAAGATCGTCCAACAGTCAAGACGTCGGACACAATACCAGGTTATTCGCCGAAATCCAAAGCTAACCAGTACACCGGTGATTATATCATCGGAATTGGAACTATGCACAAATCAAACATGGTCCCAATCACCAACAAAAAAGACGCAGAAGCAATTTCTCAAATGAGAAGAAATTAATTTCAAAAAAATGCGTTTTAGGCATGTACAATGCTGGAGAACTGTGGTAGAATATACCTAGAATTAGAGGAGAATGTAATGGCTAAAATGGCAAAACGTAAAGTAAAAGCAAAAGTTCCTACACGTCGTAGAACTGGTGCATCATTAATTCCTATTGAAAAAGGTTGGGTAGCATGCCAATCTTATTTTCATGGTGAAATGGAAAAGAAAGATCTTTCATCTAGCTTAAAAACTTGGATCAAAGCCAATTATAGTAAAGCTGATCAGAAGAAGATCTTTGCGAATCCTTCATATGCTTTCGAAATGTACACACATTATAGCTGTACAGCATTTTGGCTTACATCGAATCTACCTACAGATGAACATCCTATTCCTAATTATGTCAGCGGTCTAAAAAGATACGTTGACGAATTAATCGAACGAGGTGTTGCTTTACTTGCTGAGAAAAAACAGCGAGAAAAAGAAGAATCGAATATTGTAGTATTATCACCTCAGCAACGTTTGCAGAAAAAGATTGGTAATACTATTATGCAAGATCTCTTAACGTTAGAAGATGAATGGATTGAGGGTGAAAAAACCACTCTTGATGTATATCAACAATTCCAACGTTATGGATTGTCGGGCTCTGCTGTAAAGCAAGTTCGGCAGGTGATTGAGGGTTGGTTACTAGATTATGAGGATGCTTACCACAAACGTTGTCCTCAGGCTGTGGAAGGTTATTCACATTTGAAAAAGCCAGAACTCAATCGCCGTATTAAGGCATGTCAAGACATGCTATCGGATCTGGACAGGATCAAGTCTGCTGCTAAGGCTAAACGTGCCGTTCGTATCAAAAAACCTGTGGCTGCAGATAAGCAAATCGCTCGTGTTCAATATTGTAATGCAAATAAAGAGTTTAAGTTGCAATCAATTAATCCAATCATGATTATTGGTAAACAACGACTCTTTACGTTCAACGTGAAATATCGGATCCTTACAGAATATCTTACTCAGTCGCCGAATGGATTTTCAATCAAAGGCACTACACTTCAAGGTGTAGACTTCGAACAATCGAGACAGACTCGACTTCGTAAACCTGATGAATTTCTATCGGTTGTACTGAGTAAGACTCCGAACCAGATCGATAAAGAATTTAAGTCACTTACTACAAAGGTGACATGTCCTACTAACAGTCGAATTAATAAGGAGACTATATTATTGAGAGTGCTTGATAAGTGATAGAAGAAAACTTTTTAACTAAATCAAAATTCACAAAGCTGGTTGAAAAGACCGTATCTGAAAAAGAACTTTCATATATGGATGCAATACTCTGGCTTTGTGAAAAAAATAACATAGAACCAGAAGATGTGAAGAAATTTGTATCTTCTATTATCAAAGATAAAGTTGAAGCTGAAGCAATGAAGTTAAATTTTTTGCCTCGGCAGAACGATTTAGATAGTTTTATGTGATATATAGTATGTACCATTTCTTAAAAATTTGGTATAATATTTCAGTTAATATTTCAGTTAATACAAGGAACATACAATGTCTTTCGAAAATCTAAAACG